TCGGCGGGCTGAAGAACGAGATTGGGTTCCGGCTCCTCCCCGTCCTGACCGACCTGCTGACGAGCTTCCGCGAGTGGTTCAAGGCCAACAAGTCGGTGATCGACCAGAAGCTCAAGGAGTGGACCGACTACGTCGTACGCGGGATGGAGGCGGTGAAGACGGCGGCAGTCGAGGTCGATGCCACGGTCCGCCAGAAGCTCGGCGGGTGGGAGCTCGTGTTCCGGGCGCTCGCGATCGCTGCGGGCATCTTCGCGGGGGCCATGACCGCGATCGGGGCGCTGAAGGTCTGGGGAGCCATCAACGGCGCATTGACGACGCTGGAGGTGATCGGCGCGGCCGTGGGCCTCACGCTCGGCGAGGTGCTCGTCGTCATCGCGGCGGTCATCGCTGCCGTCGTTGGGCTCTACCTCGCGATCGAGGATCTCCTCACCTACCTGCAGGGGGGCGATTCGGCGCTCGGCCGGTTCCTCGCGACGGCGCAGAGCTCGGAGGGGATCCTCGGCTCCGTCGCGCGGCTCCTGCTCGCGCTCGGCCGTCTCTTCCTCGCCGTCGGACAGCTCGCGCAGGTCGGGTGGGGCGCGTTCCTGCAGGCCATCGATCCCGGTGTGCAGCGCGCGGAGCGGCTCCTCGGTGCGCTCGCCCGGATCCTCGGGCTCTCGTGGGACGGAACGCTCGCGAACTGGGCCCAGCTCATCGACCTCCTCGCGCGCGCCGTGGACCTCGCGGCCCAGCTGCTCGGCACGCAGAGTGCCCTCACTGCGGCGGCCGCGACGGGCGGCTCCGTCGGGCGGATCGCGGGGGCCGCTCTCGGCGACGCGACGAGCCCCGTGCCGACGGTGACCGACTACCTCCCGGGCGGGAGCCTCTACGCCTCGACATCCGCGGCGTTCGCACCGAGCCCCGCCGCGGTCGGCGGCGGGAGCCCGGGTCCCACCACCACGACCTCGAACCAGAACGTCACCGTGCAGGGGAACACGTACAACATCACCGGGGCGACGACGGACGACATCGCCCGCGCGGTCGAGGAGGGCGAGCGTCGCAGCGCCGCGCACACGGCGGCCGCGCTCGAGGGCGGGGAGGTCTGACGTGGCCGGGTACACCCAGCCTCGTGCCGACCATGCCGCGATCCTCGTTCGCCAGGCGGACGGCGACACGTGGACGCCCGACGCGGTGCTCAAGGTCGAGATCGCGCCGGAGTGGTCGACGACGGATCATCCCGTCGAGAGCGACGCGCCGGTCACCGACCACATCCAGCGCCAGCCCGGGTCGATCACCGTCTCCTGCGTCGTGACGGAGAACCCGCTGCGCGCGGGTTCGGTCATTGGCGGCCCACAACGCCTCCGGGAAAAGCTGTCGTGGCTCTACGACACCGCGAACGCCAAGCAGCTCGTGGACATCGTCACGAAGCTCGGGACGTTCACGAACTACGCGATCCGGGGCCTCCCGCACACCATCGACAACGTCTCCCGGCTCCAGTTCGACCTCGGCCTGCGCGAGATCCGCGTCGCCACGTCCGAGACGATCAGCGTCGAGACGCTCGCGTCCGACGTGGCCGCCGGCGCGGCGCCCGTCACGAACAGCGGCACGCAGGCGACGACCAGCACCACGACCGACCCGGTGGCCGAGGCGCAGGACCAGAGCACGCTCGCCGGGATCCTCGACTGGCTGGGGACGTAGATGGGTCAGATCCTCACCTTCCGCCCGCAGCTCCCCGCCGATCAGCAGGCCGTCACCCTCGGCGACGCCACGTTCACGCTGCAGCTCACGTGGCGGGATCGCTCGGCCGCCTGGTACGCCGACCTCTGGACGGCCGCCGGAGACGCCATATGGCTCGGTGCGCGCGTCACGCCCGGCTGGCCGCTCGGCGGCGGCCTCATCGCCGAGGGCGCGCCGGACGGGCTCCTGCTCGTCCGCGGCCCCTCCGACTACGAACGCGCCGACCTCGGCGGCAGCGTCCAGATCGTGTTCTACCCGACCGACGAGCTTCCCGACGCCGCCGTCGAGGATGATGGCATCGTCGTCGCCGCCCCGTAGGAGCCCCATGTCCGACGACCGCAAGTCCCAGATCGACACGATGACCCTCGACGAGCTCCGCGCGGAGGTGGCGCGCCTCGATGCGCTCCTCACCGTGCCGCCGCCCGCGGACCCCTGCGGCGGCCTCCGGCCGCTGCAGCTCGAGGTGCCCGGCGGCGCGCGCGGCGGCGGCCCGCGGCGCCGTCTGGTGCGCTGCGCGACGAGCGGCCCCTACGCGGACCGCTGGATGGCCGTGGTGGGCGACGAGATCGTCTGCCGGGACGGCAACCAGCTCCAGTTCCGCCCCTTCGAGGCGATCCGCCCGACCCTGCAGGAGCGCGCGGCGTGGCCGGACATCGTCTCGGCGCGCATGGCCGCGCGCGAGGGGTAGCCCGTGCAGCTGTTCGGCCGCCGCGTCGTCCTCGAGCTCGGCACCGCCGGCGGATCCGGGCGGGCGATCACGGACCTGCGCGTCACGTTCTCCGTGACGATGACGAACAGCAGCACGCCGAACAAGGCGAAGATCGAGCTCTACAACGCGGGTCCCTGGGCCCTCGCCGCGATGCAGGCCGCCGACGCCGTCGTCCGGCTCTCCGTCGGCTACGAGAGCGACGGCGGCGTCGTGCGCCAGATCTTCCAGGGCAACCCGATCACGAACGGCGTGAAGAGCGAGCGGAAGGGCGCCGATCGGGTGCTGACGATCGACGCCCACGATGGCGGGCGCGAGTACACGACGCGGCATGTGAGCGAGAGCTACACGACGGCAACGACGTCGGGGCAGCTCTTCGCCGCCCTCGCCGACGCCATGGGCCTCCCGCTCGGCAACGTCGACGGCGTCGTCTCGACCGTGTCGTTCCCGCATGGGCTCGCGCTCACCGGGCGCGTCTCCGACCAGCTCGACCGCGTCGCCGCTCTCTCGGGGGCCACGTGGGGGATCCGCGACGGCACCATCCAGGTCTGGCCGATCGGCGGCTCGACGGGCGAGCAGGCCGTCGTATTCTCCGCGACGAACGGGAACCTCATCGGGAGCCCGGCTCCAACGAAGAGGGGCGGGGTCGAGGTGACTGCGCTCATCGCGCCGACGCTGCGGCCGGGGATGCGGTTCCGCGTCGTCTCCGCCGACCTGACTGGCGACTACGTCGCGACCGACGTGGAGTTCAAGGGCGACAACGGGTTCTCGACCGACTTCTACGTGGTCGCGAAGGGGAAGGCCGCCTGATCCTCGCCGGCTCGCGACAGCGGTAGATCGCGATCTACGAATCGTCGCAGCCGAGATAGAGTGGGGCCATGGGCGAGGCGAGCCACACCGACAACCACCGGGAGACGGCGCGGCTCGCGGCGGCATCGGTGCACGTCGCGTACCCGGCCACCGTGGTGAGCTACGACAGCGCCACGCAGCGTGCGGAAGTCCAGATCGTGCCGTGCTTCCGTCGGAAGGACCCCGAGCAGGACGGCGCCGTCGTGACCTATCGGCCGCCGAGCCTCCCGGGGATCCCGGTCGCGTTCCCGGGCGCCGGCGCGTGGGCGATCACGTGGCCGCTCGCTCCGGGCGACAGCGGGCTCCTCGTCGTGACCTCGCGCTCGATGGACGAGTGGAAGGCCCAGGGCGGCACCACCTCGGAGCCGCAGGATCCCCGCCGCCACGACCTCACCGACTCGGTGTTCATTCCCGGCCTGCGCAGCTTCGCCCCCGCCGAGGTGATCCCGGCCGCAGGCCGGGCGGACGACGCCATGGTGATCTGGGGCGACGACATCCGGCTCGGCGACGCCTCCGCCACCGACTACGTCGCGCTCGCGCAGCCGACCGAAGACAACTTCACGGCGTTGAAAGACGCGATCGTTGCCGCCCCCGTCGTCGCGGGCGACGGCGGCGCCTCGTTCAAGGCCGCTTTGATCAGCGCGCTGTCGCTCTGGCCGAGCGCCACGGGCGCGACGCAGGTGAAGGCGGTCTGATGGGGAGCGCCCTCTCTCCCGACGTCCTCATGGGCGCCGACGGCGATCTCCCCCTGTTCTCCCGTCACGCCTCGGGCCTCGAGATCGTCGCCCAGCGCATCCGCGTCCGGCTCGGCACGCACCGGGGCGACTGGCCGCTCGACACGTCCGCGGGCATCCCGTGGACGAGCTACCTCGGGCAGACGCCGGTCGACCTCTCCGGCCTCGCGGCCCTCGTCGCGCTGGAGATCCGGGCGGTGCCGGGTGTCACGCAGGTGACCGATCTCGAGTGGGCGCAGAACGGGGACGCCGCGTCGATCACGTGCACGGCGCTCACCAGCGTCGGCGCGAGCCTCCCCGTCGTCGTGACCCCGCCCGGCCGCGCCGGCAACCTCTCGATCGTGGTCGGCGGCGTACTCGGCCACGCGGAGACGATCCTGCCATGACGACCTCCTACGGGCTCACCGCCGCCGGCTTCGTCGCACCTCGACAGGCGGACTACCTCGACATCTTCCGCTCGAAGGACGAGGCCGCGCGGGTCGCGCTCGGCTACGCGCAGATGCCGGATTGGGACCGGGATCTCTTCCTCGGACAGACCCGCGAGATCGTCTCCTACCTGCTCGGGCAGCAAGGGGAGATGCTGCAGGCCGTGTACGACGCGCGCGTCCTCGGCAACGCGACGGGCGTGCAGCTCGACAACCTCGCGCTCCTCGTCGGCGTCCGTCGCAACGACGCCACGCACGGCACGGTCACGCTGACGTGTTCGGGGACCGACGGCACGGTGATCCGACAGGGCAGGATCGTCCAGGGCGGCGGTAGCGACGGGAATGCGCGGTGGGTCATCACCTCCGACGGCATCATCGCAAGCGGCACGTGTACTGTGACGGCGCAAGCGCAGGAGACCGGAGAGATTGTCGCCATCGCGGGGGACATCGACACGATCGTGACCCCGATCGCGGGCTGGACGTCGGTGACGAACGCGGCCGACGCGACGCCCGGGCGCGACCGCGAGAGCGATGCGGCGCTGCGGGCGCGGCGCCAGGCGCGGCTCGCCGCCGCGGGCGCCACGAGCTGCAACGCGATCCTCTCGGCGCTCCTCGACATCGAGGGGGTCACGGGCGCCGTGGTGCTCGACAACAAGACCGGGAGCACCGTCACGACCGCCGGGGTGAGCATCGACCCCTACGCCGTCGCCTGCGTCGTGGCCCCAGACTCGCTCGATGTCGCCACGGTGGGGCGCGCCATCTACGACCGGCTCGGCGCCGGGACCGCCACCTCCGGGAGCGAGACCGCGACGATCACGAAGCGCGACGGGCGGTCGGAGACGATTCACTTTTCGTTCGCGGCGGACGCCACGGTGAATGTCGCGTGGACCCTCGCGATGCGCCCCGGCTACGTCGCCGCGGACGTCGCCTCCTCCCTGCAGGCCGCGGTTGCCGACTTCTTCCTCACGCTCGGGCCCGGCGCGACCGTCTACCCGTCGCCGCTGATCGTGCTGGCGATGGCGCTCGACGGCGTCGCGAACGTCACCAGCCTCCTGCTCAACGGCGGCTCGTCCCCGGTCACCCACGACGCCGACGAGCTCCCGACGCTCGGCACGCACGCGGTGAGCTGATGGGCGACGCGACCACCGAGACGCTCTACGTCCCCGACTGGAAGGTCCGCGCGCAGGCGCGGCTTCTCCGACCGTGGGACCAGCCCCGGATCCGGGCCCTCGTCGGCGCGATCGGCGAAACCGTGCAGGTGGCCGAGGACGTCGCGTTCGACGTGCTCGTGAGCACGACGCTGGAGCTCGCGACCGGGGATGCCCTGGATCAGTGGGGCGACCTCGTCGGCGAGCAACGCGGGCCGCTCTCGGACAACGACTACCGGCCGTTCATCATGGCTCGGATGCTCGCGAACCGGAGCGCGGGGACCATCGACGAGCTGCTCGAGATCCTCGACACCGTCACCGAGCCGAACCTCCGCGTCTGGCACCTCTCGAACTTCCCGGCTGGCTGCTATCTCGTGGTGGACCGGCAGCAGTTCATGACCGACGCCCACCTCCGGCGCGTCTCCCGGCTGATGGAGGCCGCCCGGCCCGCCGGACGCGCCGTCGTGGTGATCGAGGCGCTCCCCGGCGCCTTCGCCACGGCCGGGGACGGGTTCTACGGCGGCCTCGACACCGGCCCGCTCGCCCGCCTCGTTCTCCCCCTCCCGTAGGACCGCACGCCATGACCACCCGTCCATCCGCGCTGTTCACCTGGGCCACCGGCGGCAGCGCGCTGAAGTCCGAACCGCCCACGGCGACCGAGACGACCGGGTTCCCCCGGGGCTTCCCGATCCCGGCGGAGTGGATCAACTGGATCCTCAACCGCCTCGGGGACTGGCTCGGGTACGTCGACTACGTCGTCACGTCGCACACGT